GCGTTATTGAAACCTACTATGATTGATGGTGTTTTACATGACCCATTGTTGAAAGGTTTAAAGAAGTGTGGTGTTGATACAGCAGTTTTAACTGATGAAGAAGTTAAATCAGCTGCTATGGATGTGGCTCAGTTGGTCTTGACTCAAACAAACAGCATGATAGATCGTACAAAGTACCAGCGAATTCTTACTTATGAAGAAGCCGTTCGAGGTACACTTGATGACGATTTTATGAAAGCTGTTAATCGCACTACATCTCCGGGTTACCCTTATTCTTTGCAGAATAAAGGTAAACCAGGTAAAACGCGATGGATGGGTAAAGATGAGAAATTTGATTTCGAAAGTATGGAAGCACAACAATTGCGTGCGGATGTTGATGAGTTGATTGAGGATTGTCGCATTGGGAAAATTTCCAATGTTTTCTTCGTTGACACTTTGAAAGATGAACGTCGTGAAAAGGCTAAAGTAGACGTGGGTAAAACGCGCGTGTTCTCAGCTGGTCCACAACATTTTGTTGTGGCGTTTCGTAAATACTTTCTTCCATTTGCTGCTTGGTTGATGCATAATCGTATTGATAACGAAGTTGCTGTTGGTTCAAATCCTTATTCTTTGGATTGGGAGCGAATTGCCAAACGTTTGAAATCAAAAGGAAAACACGTTATTGCTGGTGATTTTGGAAATTTTGATGGTTCTCTTGTTGCCCAAATTTTGTGGGCAATATTTTGGGAAATTTTTGTTCCCTGGTTGGCAATGTTCAATGACCTTGATAGTCCAGAGGGACGTGATATTCTGAAAATTTGTCTTGGCCTTTGGACACATCTTGTTCATTCTGTTCACATTTTTGGAGATAATGTTTATATGTGGACTCATTCTCAACCTTCTGGGAATCCTTTTACTGTTATCATCAATTGCCTGTATAATTCTATTGTTATGCGTATTTCATGGATTCGTATTATGCGTCGTGATTGTCCAAATTTTATGTCGATGAAATTTTTCCGGCAATTTGTTGCTTTAATCACTTATGGTGATGATAATGCTGCAAATATAGCGGATAAGGTGATTCATTTATATAATCAGGAAACTATCAGTGCTATTATGGCAGACATGAAACATGAATATACTGATGAGGGTAAGTCTGGTATGATTATAAAATCACGTCATTTGGAAGATATTTTCTTCTTAAAACGTGGTTTTAGATTTTGTCCTGAATTGCAACGTATGGTTGCACCTCTTAAAATTGAAGTGATTTATGAGATGTTGAATTGGACTCGAAATACTATTGATCCCAATGTTATTCTTATGTCCAATATTAATACAGCTTTTCGTGAGATAGTTAATCATGGTAGAGATGCTTATGATGAACTGTATCGTGGAATTATGCGAATTGCTGTTAAGCTTCCTTCTATTCCACAAATTTCCACTTATGAGCAGTATTTGCATGATCTTACATATCTTGCAGATGAAGTTTATGAGTTTTAAGGTCAAAATGTGATCTTGCTTTTCTATACAAATATTAGAGGTTAATTAAGAGAAAAGTAGTGCTATTTTGATAACTAGGTTAACTATTTAGTTTTACGGCCCAGGATGCCTAGTGGCAGCCCCACAATATCCAGGGTACCCTCTATGCGACTTTATGGATTAGGTAGTCTTTTAGTCTAAGTAACTTACCTGCTAACTTTTCAAATTCAAATGATATTATCGAGGATCGCGAGCTTACTTCCGAGCAAAGAGAAATTGTACATTTTTCTAGTGAAGGAGTTACCCCTGCGACTTCTGCTGTCCCTGATATCGTTAATCTCTCAACTGATTATTTGTCAATGACCACAAGAGAGGAACGAATTCATACAATTAAGGACTTTTTGTCCCGACCTATTATTATTCAAACTGGTTTATGGTCTTCAGCTACTGCTGAAGA